TAACCGTGACGCCTCCAAGGACTGCTCCGTGTAGCGTTCATTCAGTTGTTGCTGCCGGTTGGCTTGGGAGCGAAGCGAGGCTTCTTGGGCGGCATATTCGTTCAACAGGGTATCCACACTGAGTCCCGTGACTCCAGCTTCCCCTGCCGCTGTTCTGGCGGTGGCTTGCTGTCGCCGCCCTTCTTTCTGGATTTTTGACTGCTCCAATGCCGAAGCCTCGGCCTCAAGTGCCTGCTTTTGCCGCACCTGAGAGGCCTCAGTAAGGTATCGCTGTTTTTCCAGCTCACTTAGTCGCTCTTGCTGCGATTTTTGAGCCTTCGCTTGGGCAGATTGGGCAGCAAACGAGGTTCCTGCTGATGTTGCTCCAAGAGCTAAGGAAGTAAGAGCAAGGGCGGTAGCTATTTCACACATATCTTAATAAATTCGTAAAAGGGTTCGTTTGTAACTGGGTGGTCTATCTTGGATATAAACTTAAATCCGAGCTTCCTTAGCCAAGCAATGTGAAGCGTGTTTTTACTATAGACTGTGTTTCCCATACACTTAACCTGCTTGGCGAACTGGTCTAAAAAAGTCTGAGCTTGAACAATAAACTGCTTTCGATGTTTGACTAACAAATCGCTGCCTAGCATCCAGATGATGCCATACTGTTCGGACACCACTACCAAACCAAACAGGCAAATCACTTTGTCGGTATCCAGCTCTCTTGCGACATAGCACAAATCAGTGTTCATCACCGCGCTCTTTAGGGCTTCCAGAGGTGAGGTGCGTCCTCCCGCCTTTAGCTCATCCAAGTCGGCCTGTCTAAGATTCTCGGCCAAATCTTCGGCATCCGCCACGATTGCGATGCGGATATAGGCTTTGTAGCCCTCTGATACACTATAGCTCATGGTGCGGTTGCAAAGGATGTCGCCTCACCCAGCCACTCAAGAGCGGTCAAGGCGCAAGGGAACGGCGAATCATTCACAATCTCTACGGATACTTGGTCATGCTTTGCCAGCACCGGAAACGCAAACTGCCCGTCTTGCAGGACTCTGCGATTCAATAGGGTGTTGCCGACTCCGGTCTGCTGTCCGTTATAGTGGTGGTCACGGCTTTGTCTATAAAGCGGCGTAACCCTCACCTTGAAATAAAGCGTATTATCAAACGCCAGCGTCCCTCTGCGTATCTGGTAGCGTCGGCTGAACAACAACGCCTTACCACCCTGACTCCCGCCCGTTGGTAACTGTAATTGGGGGCGGTTTGGGGTATAGCTCATCACATACTTATTACCAAGCCATAGCGGAGTTGTGGTGTGATTTCCAGATAAAACAACGGTTGCGGCCTGTGTAGGTGAGCCGACTGTGACGCTAACGGGAGTAAGCTCTACCCCACCATCAGTGTAGGTTGCGGTGTTGCGGGTGACTGCCGTATAGAAGCTGCTGGTGTTGCTGCTGATGGAATATGGCAGCGTGATGGTGGTTCTGTCGGCAGGGGCGTTGTAAGTGATGGATGTGGCTTGGCTGTTGGTAATCCGCCTATCCAGCAACGTGCTGTAGTCGGCATACAGGTCTTTTAGTCCTGACCGGACTTGCATCCGCTCAATACACAGCCCCGTGTTGGGACGATAGACCACCAGATAGAGAGCGTCGTTAATGAAGTTGATGCTTCGGATTTCAGCATCCGTATCCGTCAGCGTCCACTTGCTCCATGCGCTCTGGAGCTTCTCTGTGCCGCTGGTATAGTATTTATAGACATACAGGCCGTTCTTGAGGCCGGTTGTCCGCAGCAGAGTCATCTTCTCGTTTTCGTTTGTGGCAATCTGTCAGGGCGAGCCAGCAATGTAGGTAGGGACAGCCAAGCTGATGTCCAGCGCATCAAACTGGTAAGTGGAGTCCACAATGTAGTGTTCCAGCAGCCCGGAATAGCCTTCGCTGCGGTCAAAGGCGATGTATAGGGTTTTACCGCCCATCTGGGGACTACAGACGGTATTGATTTGCAGTTCCGTGGTTTGCTGGATGCTGGCTGTTTTGGTAGTCAACAGGTCGCCGCTCTTGAGGCTGAACTGCGTCTGGTCGCCTAGCAACAGCAACTGGTCATAGAACGGAATCGCATGATACAGGATGCTGACTTTTGTGTGGCTGGCAGCTACATCAATGTATTCGGAGTCCAACACCTGCGTAACCGTAGTCCGCCAGAAGTTAAAGAACTCGCTTGCTTCGCTTAGAATGACGTTTTCTTCAGCCAAGAACCCCAGCCGGTTTCGATAAAAGAAGATGTCATTTATAGGATGACCAATAAACGAGGGGACGCTGTTGGAGGTTTCGTCGCCCACTAGACGGTTATTCCAAGTGATGGGGGCAAAGGTAAAGCCAGACCCCTGCTTGACCAACGCATGAGGCATGGTGGTTGCATCGAATGTGGTTGGAATCTCAGGAGCAACCGACTCGACCCAAACACCTTTTCCTCTATCTGCGTTATCGGCCTTAAAGACAACCCAATAGTCGTCCACATTTTCTTCAGGAAGCCCCTCAATACGGACTTTGAATCCCTCGACAGCTTCGGTAGGAAGGTCGGTAAAACTTGTTACCGAGCCATTTTCAATAACCACACTCAGTCCTGACCCGCTTAGCCCGTCACTGACCTGAATAAGTATCTGGTTTGGAGTATAGGTAGCTGTGGTTTCAAGCACGATGGTTGAGCCGACGACTACGGGTGCTATAATGTTAGCCGCAGTCATCACTCCGGTAAGTCCGGTAGCCGGGGAAATGGTGGTAGCCGATGAGTCGCTTTGTGATTTTCCAGAAGCCAATACACTTGCAATATATGTGGTGTCAATAAAGGGGGAGTCAGTTGAACCCGTAGCCGTTTTTAATGTCACGGTCTGACCCCCCGCTACAGTGACGTTGTAGTTCTTTCCATAGTCCCCTTGCTTCACCGTAACCAATGCCCGTGTTCTGTGGGTGGGGCTTTGGAGGTTGGTCTGAAGTGCGGTGGTTTTGGTCTTGTTTAAGATGAAGGTATAGTCCGCAATGCTGATAGCCTTGAAATCGGTTTCAGGAACCAGCGTCCCACCTGAGCCGTGTGTCAGGTAGGCTAGGGCGGATGGGGAAGCAGTTACCGATGCTTCAGTGCCGGTAAGGGTATCAAACACCTTAATGGATTGGTTTCCAATAATCGTCAGGTATTGGTTATTGCTGTCTCGGTTGATGGCGTGGACAAAGCTGGTTGTTGGCTGGGGAGTATTGATGACTGCTATATGCTCCGTATGTGGACGCTTTGTAAGTCCCTCAACAATGCTGCTGGTTGCGTTAATCTGCTCAATGGCTTGGCTGGGAAAACGCAACGAATCGGCCTGCTGGCTGACGCCAGAGATGAGATTCGGGATTACATTGCTAGACGGCATAGGTATATCGCAGTTTTACCGCATCAAGGTGTTGGCGATGCTCCAGCTATCGAAGATTGTCCGGTCAGACTGTGCATCATCGTCCTGCTTCATCGCTACCAAGGCCATGAACTCGGCTTGGGAGGCTTCCCGGTTAACGGAATCAGACCCCATAACCCTCGCTTGGAAGGTTCTAGCAGCCAGCAGGGTAATGTAGTATTGGGCAGCTTGGGGCAGTTCTTCAAAATCAATCAACCAGATGATTTTAGCTTTGATTGGGGATGTAAAGTTGTAGCTCTGACTCTTACGGTCATAGAGCCGGTTGCCCCGGATTACCGGGTCAATGTCGGGATACTCCATCGGGTCAACATCCACACTGGCGGCATCTGCGGGAACAAAGATGTTTTTGTTGACATCAGGGGTAAGCAGGTAGTCGTAGTCGGTATTGAAGTGCCACCCCACACCTAAGACCTGTTTAAGACACTCTGAGAGGGTGTTTTTGGCAATCTGAACATCGTAGGTCAGGTTTGTCCCCTCAATAGAGGCGACGGGAGCTTCCCCAAGACCGGCAAGCATGGTGTTGATGGCGTCTAATCGGGTAGGTCTTGTGGTATCACTCATAAAATTCTTTTCTCTGGTATAAGAACGGACGATACGCAGCAGCTACTACAAACCCACACAAATGAGCGGTTGTGTATCGGGTTGTTAGGCGTATTGCATACCGTCCGCATATCTGACAAAGGGGTGAGGGTGTCCGCTATAGCACCCCCACCCCACTCCTTCTCTACTCTATCTTACTGCATCTTGGCGTTCACCAGCACCACGCCCTCAGGACGCAGGATGCCGTGACCCATCGCATACTTGGCAACGAACAACGTGCCCTGACGGTCAATCTGGTATTCAGATTCAACCGAGATGTCCTTCAGCTTGACCGTTCCAGCAGCCGCCTTGTGGAAGCACAGGGCGCGGAGCGCAGTGAAGTCACCGCTATAGGTGTTGTTTTCGCCGCTGTTCGCCGCCACGCCATAGCGGGGCAGGTTGTTGGAGCGGACAATCTTGAACCCAGCCACTTCCGGCAGCTCGACACTGCTAAGAGTGCCGGTGTTGCCGAAGAAGCGGTTGAACAAGTCCGTGGAGCTGCGAGCCATCGTATAGAAGAACTCAGCAGGCATGGCGCAATAGCGGTCACTGGACGGGATATTGCGTTCATCCAACAGTTGAGCCGCCTTATACAGACCATCAACAATGTTCGCGCCGGTGGCATCCGCACCAAGGGCGTTTTCAAGGGTGACGGTAGAGCCAGCACGGAAGTTGGTGATAGCCGCCGTAGCCGTAGCCGCTGCACCTGCGCCGCCCGAGAACGTCACAGTCGGAGCGGTGAGGTAGCCAGAACCGGGGTTGGTGATGGTGACGCCCACAACCTTGAGGTTGTTGACGACTGGAGTGCCGGTAGCGGTAACGCCGCCAGCCGGAGCTGCGCTGAACGTAACCGTGGTAGGAGCAACACTGTAAGCGCCGACGCTGGTGATTTTGATGCTGGTGACGATACCACCACCCGCAACCGCCGAGCTATCGGAAGCACCAAGCGCAAGGGTCTTGGCGATGTTCTGGTCAAACCGTTGAGCCAGCGCACGACCAAGCTCCGTGGAGTAGATGGAACGCACATCATAGTGGTTCATCATTTCATCAATGTTGGCAACAAACGCCGAACTGATGAGGAGGCTATCCACGTTGATAATCTTTTCAGCGTGGTTGATGGTGCTGGTGAGGCTGTTACCCGAGTCCGAAATGGACTGGCCGGGGGTGTGGTATTTGGCCGTAGCCACGCCAGTAATCGGAAACTGCGCCGACTTGCCGCTGTCAATGGTGCGGATGTTGTGGAGGTTCGCAAATACGTTGTTGGTGGTGAACGTGGTGAGGACTTCGCCAGCGAATTTCTTCAAGAACAACGCATAGTTGTCGTTGCCGCCGACAGCCAAGCCTAACCGGGAGGGACTGCTATTTGAATTAG